TCATGCAGGAAACACCCCGGTCGACAAATACCGGTCGCCCCGGTCACACACGATGAAGACGATGGTGGCATTGCTGTCGCGCGCGGCGATCTGCTGCGCCACCCAGCACGCGCCGGCGGCAGAGATGCCCGCAAAGATGCCCTCTTCGCGCGCGAGGCGACGGCACATGTCTTCGGCGCTGTCCTGGCTCACATACACCAGCTCATCGACCGTGCTGGCGTCATAAATCTTGGGCAGGTACTCCTGCGGCCACTTGCGGATGCCCGGGATTCGCGAGCCTTCTTCGGGCTGTGCACCAATGATCTGAATGCCGGGATTCTTCTCCTTGAGAAACCGCGACACGCCCGTGATGGTGCCCGTGGTGCCCATGGCGCTCACGAAGTGGGTGATGCGCCCGCCGGTCTGCTCCCAGATCTCGGGGCCTGTGGTTTCGTAGTGAATGCGGGGGTTGTCGGGGTTGCCAAACTGGTCCAGCACCTTGCCCTCACCACGCTTTTGCATGGCCTCGGCCAGGTCGCGGGCGTGCTCCATGCCGCCGCTCTTGGGCGTGAGCACCAGTTCTGCGCCAAAGGCCTTCATGGTCTGGGCGCGTTCGATGGACAAGTCCTCAGGCATCACCAGCACCATGCGGTAGCCTTTGATGGCTGCGGCCATCGCCAGCGCGATACCGGTATTGCCCGACGTGGCCTCGATCAGCGTGTCGCCGGGGCGGATGTCGCCCCGCTCCTCGGCGCGGCGGATCATCGACAGTGCAGGCCGGTCCTTGACGGACCCTGCGGGGTTGTTGCCTTCGAGCTTGCCCAGCACCACATTGCCACGCGCCGCGTTGTCCTGGGCCCCAATGCGCTGCAGCGCCACCAGCGGCGTGTTGCCTACCGCGTCTTCAATCGTCGGATATTTCATACGCCCTACTGTGCCATAATTCAGGGCTTCACATATTCCGCCCGGGTGGTGAAATTGGTAGACGCAGGGGACTCAAAATCCCCCGCCGCAAGGCGTGCCGGTTCGATTCCGGCCCCGGGCACCATCGGCTAATTTCGCGGTTTCTTCCGATTCTCGCTAATTGCCGGTTTTACAAGGTAGATCAAGCACTTATGGCGATTTCTGGCCCTTGCTGGAAGTCGCCATTTTTGTCTTTCTTCGCTGGTTATTGCTACAGTCTCCCCACAGAATTACGCATGGTGGGGAATACGCATGGCATCGATCAAGCCGCACGGCGACCAATGGAGAGCCCAGGTAGCGCGCAAAGGCGTACGCAAATCAGCAGTCTGGGCGACCAAGCGCGAGGCAGTCGCATGGGCGAACAGGGTCGAGGCTGAGATTGATGCGGGATTGCAACGCGGCCACACACTGGCAGACGCATGCAAGAAATATCTGGAGACCGTATCCATTGGCAAAGCGGACGCGGAGGATTGGGAGCGCAGGCGCTTTGCTGCGTTCATGGCGCATTTTGGCGATGTGGCCTTGGCAGAGATCACCAGCGAGGACCTTGGGGAGTGGAGAGATTCCCGCCTCAAGTCGGTGAGCGGCTCTACGGTGCTGCGAGAGGTGAACCTGTTCCGCAACATGTTCAAGATCGCACACGAAGAATGGAGATGGCTTGACGCATCGCCCTTCACGGGGGTGCGCCTACCGGAAGAAAACCCAGCCCGGGAGACAATTTGGACTTGGCGGCAGATCCTGCGGCTGCTTCGCGCCAAGCGCACTGGCAAAACTGCTCAGATGCAGATCGCGTTCAGGATTGCCCTGCACACCGGCCTGCGGCTGCAAGAGGTGCTGACATGCACCTACGACCCGGCGCGCAAGGTGCTGGTCTTGCCCGTGAGCAAAGGCGAGCGCAAGCCTGTGACGGTGCCTGTAGTACGGCGTGCGCGGAAGCTGCTGGAAGCCATGCCGCGTTTCACGGTGAGCGCCAACGAGGGGTCATCCCTTTTCAGCAGGCTTTGCAATGATTTGCTGATCAAGGGACTGACATTCCACGATGCCAGGGCCACCGCACTCACCCTGCTATCCCGCAGAATGGACGTGCTGACCCTGGCCCGCATATCGCGCCACAAGGACTTGAACATCTTGATGAAGCGCTACTACAGAGAAACCCCGGAACAGATTTCAGCGCGACTTTGACGGCCACGCATCCATCAAGGTTTGGACATCAGAGGCGTGGCCTTGAGCTGCGCCCGCCATCTCGCTATATCTTCGGATGCACTGATCGAATACGAGACTGGCGGTATTGGCGTACTGATTGACGGCCTCCCGGGAAGCGTTGCGGATTCTGTCGGGGACTGTGGCAAGGACGCCCCGCAGCCCATCAAGCTCATCGCGCAGGCCATCAGCATCGCGCTTGTTTTGAGCCGATCGAGCTTCGGCTTTCCGTACTGCAGCATTGGCGTTCTCCTGGTAAATCTCGGTGAGTCGTAAAGCGGCCTGGTTGGCGCTGGCAATGGCGGATGCATGGGCTGCTTCTTGCTTGGCTAGCTGCCCACCAAGCCGCCATCCCTGCACCTGCCAAGCGCCAGTGGCAGCAACGGCGCCAGCTATCAAACCTGTAGCGACGTAGGTGTACAGCATCAGATCGACCCCTTCTGCCGTTGAATCCCAGCCTTCACGCCCAGGCCGTAGAAGTGCTTGGCAAGGGCTTCAATCTGGCGCTCAGACCATGGAGTACAGCCCACCTCGGCGCATTCCTTGGAATCCTCGGTAGAGACCTCCAGGCCCTTTGTCGTGGCGCAGCCGGTGAGACTTGCGCTGATCAAAACTGCGGGAATGAGTACGGGGAGTTTCATTGCGCATCCTTTTGCGTCTTGGCGCTGGAAACGTCGTCGTAGGTGCTGAACCCGATGTATGCCGTGACGACGGTTCCGGCAAAGGCGTAGAAAGCCCCGGCAACCGCCCCGAGTTGGGCGGAGTCGGTGTAGAGCAGCAGCAGCGGAAACGCCAGCCCTGCCAGCAGTGACAACCACGCCATGCGGCGGCGGTTCTTCCAGCGGTCTTTGTCGGTCATGTGGTCACCATCAGAGAGGCAATGCGGCGGCTCCAACCCTTGCCGAAGGCGGGCCAAGTAGGGAGGTCTGCCATGAACTGCAGGCGGGCGCCGAGCATCTTGGCTTTCAGGGTGGGGCCGTCTGCTGCATTTGCCGCTTGCAGAGTCTGCGGTCCTAGAACCCCGTCATCAGTCACACCCAAGGCCCGCTGCAGCCACTTGACGGACTGTTTCACCCCGGAGTTCACCGCCCCATCGAACAGGCTGTATCGGATGGCGTCCGGGACTTCATCAGCCCTCACAGCGTCCCAGTAGTCGCGCTTGTAGATGGCCTTTGCCACATCGACAGGGAGCGATTTCATGGGGCCGGTGTAGCCATTCGCGCGGGCTACTCTCTCGGTCACGCCCCAGCAGGTCGCACCGCCTGGGTCTGCCGGGTGGTCCACATATCCGCCTTCATGCCCGAGCAGTTGGTGGAATGCCTGGTCGAAGTTCACAGCTCACTCCAGTTGGTCCCGAAGTCCCTGCGCATCCGCAATTCCTGCTCCCTGGCCTCGCGTCGGTCTTTTCTCCACGACCAGATTTGCCCAAGAATCAACCCGGTCAAGCCGACAAAGATGCCGACGATCACGCCAAGCTCGTTCAAGGTCAGCCCACAAACTACGGCGCTCCCTGCACCTCCGTATGCGGCCACTTTGCTGGCAACGATGCCTGCGTTCTCTACTGCGTGGTTGCTCATGCGGCTCCCTATGCCTCTAAAATGACCCTTTGCGGGCGTAAAAAAGCCCGCTAGGAGCGGGCATGGGTGAAGTCATATCCAGTTGGATCAGGGCGACAGGTATCAACCCAATCTTGTTGGGCTACCTTGCCTCCTTGGTCGTGCTGGCCTTAATTGACCGGTGGCGCGGAAAGTAACCCACCGCTGAATCCAAGAGCGGGATTCAGCAGGCCGCTTGCCAGTGGCTGGCGCGGTTGGATTGCCAGCAAACCGGGGGCCACGTTTTGCGCAGCGCGCTGTTGCATGGTGATGTTGATGTTTTGCAGCGCAGGGCCAGCAAGGGGGCCAATCACAGGGATGCTGTTCAGCACATCCAAGCCCTTACCCAGCAGCAGCGCTCCTGAATTGCTGTTGTTCACCGCAGAGCCTACAGGCTGGTTCTGCATGTAGCTCGCCACCCTGCCCACGGTGCGCAGTTGGTTGACCTCTTCTGGCGTGAAAAACAACGCCAACTTGCGATCACCAATTTGATTGAGCGCCTTGTTGTAGGCCGACTGGCTAAACTTCCCCACCTCATCCGCTGCACCGCCAAGAGACTTCTCTTTCAGGTGCGCCAAGATCGCGTTTTTGACCTCTTCCGTGGGTGCGTTGCGTGCCACCGCAGAAGCATCGGCCACGCTGCCACGAATCACAAAGTTCTCCACGAATTTGTCAGGCTGAGCGCCATTCAGTGCCGCCTCAATGGGTCGCGCGCTTTCCTGCCAGCCAAAGCGCTGACGGGCTGCGTTGCGGGCCTCATTAAACGCATTGATGGACTCTTGGCCCAATTGCATCGGCGACGGCGGGACCGTGCCAGGAACCGAAGGCAGATTGCCTGGGTTGACCGTGGGAGCCGACATGAGCGGCGTTTCATCCAGTGCCTGGCGCACAAGCCCGAGCGCGTGACGTGCGCTGCCGTCCGATGTGTTGCGCTGCAGCGTGGCAATACGAGTTTTGAGCTGCTCAGCAATGTCAACGTTAAACGGCATGGGGATGGACCCATGCATGCCCTGTGGCTTGGCATTGTTGGCGATCCAGTTAACCATGCTCTCTACGTCTTTTGGCAGAGCGCCTCCGACCATTGCGTCGTCCAGCAGTTCGCTCACGCGCGTTGAGAACGCTACACGATCCAAGTCCGCCGCGCGTCCGCTGGTGTCCCGCGCCTGCTGATACAGACTGGTGACGCGGCTTGCCATATCGGCATCCCGGCCTTGAATCGCGCCAATGGCCTGTTGTCCAGCGCGGAACGGGTCGCCCCGATTGGCGCCGGATTCGTTCATCACATCGATAAGGCGTGCATTGTTCTGGTTCTGCACCCGGGCAAGGCCCTGCAACCCACCATCCGCAGAATTGGCGCCCATCTTGGCAAGGTTCATTTCCTGCGTGATACGCACAGGGTCTTGCGTGACCATCCCGCGTGTCGGCGTGGCGCCGATGGTCTGGAATTCAGCCAAGCGGCGCACCGCTGCTGGGTCTAGCTCCTGGCCTGCGCGTAGAGCATCCTGCATCTGGGTGCGCAGTGACTGCCGGGCACGCTCTGGCACTTGGCTGTAATCCATACCGGCACGCTGCAGGACGTTGCTGATCTGCACGTCCATCTGCTGCGGGGTGAGCTGGTTGAACAGGCGTTTCCCGGCGTTCACTGCCGCATTGGCCGCACCTGGAACCATGCCACCTGCAACACCGCCAATCAGCGCAGCACCGGCCTGCTGCATCTCATTGCCGCCGCCTTCACGCGACAACCCGCCCATGGTCCCGGCCCCGACAGCGCCTGTCAGTTGTGCAGTGGGGTTTGCGGCCATCCCGGCGCCCACCGTGCCGACCATGCCTGGCAGTTGCGCTACGGCCCGAGAGGCGCCAAGCATCCCGCCAGTACCTGCTAGCAGGCGGGTCGCATCCCCAACAACACGTTCTTGCGAGGTTTCTGGCTTAGGCAGTCCAACGGTGTCAGCAAAGCCGGACGCAATCTCGCCCAGTGGCTTTGTCTTGATACCCGCCGCACGCATCAGACCCGCTACGGGCTCTGTGAAGATTTGTGCGGCTTGGGCTGGGCCTTCCAGCGCATAGCGGGCAGTCAAGCCGATCTGGCGGGGGATGTCGGAAATGCCCCGGTTGATGGATTGGCCCGCATCTTTGACTGGTTGCGCAGCCGGTGCCGCCTGCAGCCACTCCGAGGGCACGGCCATGCCATTGCCTTGCAGCTTCGCCACCAGATCGGCCTTGGTGGTGCCGTCTGGGACGTTCTGGATGATCGTGCCATCAGGCAGGCGGACGTCCATTATTTGAGGCTCCCAAAGTCAATGATGTTGCCGCCTGCTGCGCCCCCTTGAGGCGGCTGGACAGTGAGGAACGGGGCCACCGCTGCAGCATTGGGGTTCTGCAACAGCGGTTGCACGTTTTGGTTGTGCTGCTGAATGCGAGCTTGAGCGGTGCGGCGCGACACTGCGGACAGGGTTTTCAGCTCTGGCAACGTCATGTTGATATCTCCAGACGCAGCCTTGCGCAAAATGGCTCGCTCGCTCTCGGTGATCTGGCCCTGGCCCTTCATCGTCCCCGCTGCATCAAGCTCAAGTTGAGCCATGGCCTGCATGGCGGCGCGCGTGTTTTGCAGGGTTTCCTGCGAATTCTTGCCCCCAAGACCCAACTGCGTGCCAAGTTGCAGAACGATCTGAGCTGGCGCCGTGGCTGGGCCCGCCATGATCTTTCCACTGTTCAACGCTGCGTCGAGGTTGTTCAGCGTATTTATCGTTGAGGCGGCGCCCTTGGCAGCAGACAGAGAAGCGTCCACTTGCTTGCCCACACCGCCCGCAATTTCGTTCAGCAAACTCTTTTCGGTGTTCACGCTGACGTTCGTGCGAGCCGCGCCTGCAGCCGCCTTGCTTAGTTCGTACTGCTGATACGCCTTATTCGGCACCAGCGAACCATCTGGAGCCATTTGGAACGGCTTGTTGGGGTTGGGAATCGAGCGATTGGCGTTGGCTTGATCGTAAGGATTGACCCCAACACCCTCAACGAATTCCAGCTTGTCACGCGGCACCAGGTCGCCATAGTTGCGGGATTGCGCAAACTTCGCCAAAGATGCGGGCGTGAATTTTTCCGGGCTGATTTTGTCAACCGGCAATTCTTTTTGCATTGCCTGCATGAGTTGCAGTCCGCGCTGCGGGTTGACTGCCATCATTGCTTGCGCGTATCCGGGCATGTCAAACGATGCTGGCATTCCTGGACGGCCAGCACTTGGCAAAATACCCGTTGAAGAGTCGCCAGACAGAGGGGCAAGCCCTTGTGTCGCTGGCTTGAAAAATTGCGAAGCGAGCGCGTTTTCTTTATCTTGCCGTTGCCACTCTTGTTGCTGTCGAGCAATCTGCGCTTGCTTCCAGGCGTTGTCAGCTTGAGCCTGCGCGGCAGAGTCTTGTGACGCAAACAGCGCGGCCAATCCTTGCGCACTTTGAGCGCGCGGCGCCTGTCCCAATGCGAGCAGGCCCAACCCCATGCGAATGCCTGGGTCGTTGAAGTCGAGTAGTCCTGCCATGTCTTACGCTCCCGCGCCTCGGCGCTCTGATTCCATGTAGAGGCGCATCAATTCTTCTTGATCGCGCTTTTTCTTTTCTTCGTCGGTCTCGCCCGGCTTGGCTTCTGGCGCCTTGGGAATGCCGTTGGTCGTGGATGTGAATGGGTTGAGCTGCGCCCAATCCAACAGTCCGTAGTTGCCCTGTGTAGGGGCCTGGAATGGGCCTTGCTGAATAGCCGATAGCAGGCCTTGAGGAATGGAGCCCTGATAGGACATATTCCCGCCTTGCATCGCTCCCGCCATCGACTGGTTGGGGTTGATGGGGGACACACCGGCCTGGCCCATTGCGGACAGCAAACCACCACCCTGCTGCATTGGTTTGGTGGAATACACCCCGTCCTGGCCCTGCTGCATCATCATGGGCTTTGTCTGCTGCATTGGCATCTGGCCTTGCATGGCCTCCATCTGCGACTGACGCGGCCCGCGCTGGTAGTTGGACTGCATCATCTCGTTGGAGAACTGCGCCAATCCGGGCTGGATCTGGTTGCGGAACTGATCCAAGTCAGAAAACAGGTTCTGATACCCGGTGCGCTGCATCGGGTTGAACGGGTTTTGCTGGTAGTACCGCTCCAAGGCTTGGCCGGTATTGAGCGAGTTGGTCAGGGGCTTGATAGCCGGTGCCCATGGCTCTTTGGATGCGGTTTGTTGACCGCCGCCACCGTCAGACATGAGGCCGCCGACTACGGCTCCGGCGATTGGTGCGAGTGCTGCTGGCATGCTTAAAGCTCCTTGTCTGCTGTGACGCTGCGAATTCGGTAATCAGGGCGGCGACGTGCGCACCCAGGGCGGCCCGAGAAGTAGGACCGGACACACCCGATGGACTTGGCCCAGGCGTTGGCTTCATCGATCAGGGCAGGCTCGTACACCCCGGCGCTGAACTTGAGATCGATGGCGAGGCCGTGTTTGGTTCGGACTACTTGGGAAATCAGCCAGTAGTCGTTGAGCCGCCAAAGCTGGGCCTTGTCCTCTTTGCACAAGGTGATCCAGTCATCGACGTGCTGGTCGTCCGAGTAATCGAACGCAGGCCGCAGCGCATCCGCCGCCTCTGCGGGGATGGTGGATGGCGTGTAGTGCATTACAGGAACGAGCCCAAGTCCTGATTGCCGTAGCCGTTGCCAGTACCCCAGCCCTGTGCATTGGCGCCGCCTGCTGCATTGGGCGATCCGCCCCACATCGAGCCAAACCGACTACCCAACTGCGCCCCGCCCAACGCCCCCAGCACTGGATTGCCCTGCTGGCTGGTCGAGCCCGTGGTGGACCCGTAACCCTGGCCGATACCGTTGTACTGATTGGCGAACTGGCTCCAGTAGTTCATTGGAGTGTTCTGGATGTTCGTACCTGCGTTGATGCCGGTTTGGCTGTTCGCCATGCCCTGGTTGAACAGGTTCAAACCGAAGTTCGCACCGGCCAAGCGGTTGTTGAAGTTGTTCTGTGCAATCTGTGCGTCCAAGCCTGCATAGCCCAGATCGTTGCCGCGCAACCCCAGGTCATAGCCGCGTTGGGCGTTGAAGTCCTGCAGGCCCAGGTTTGCCAGACTGTTCGCAAGGCCCTGGTTCATGTCGCGCATCGCGTTGGCTTCGATCACGCCTTGACGCGAACCACCGTAACCGCCGGTTGCCATCATCTGCTGCGAGATTTGCGGCATCACGTTCCGGTTGAAATTGGACGTGACCTGATCCGTGATGCTCTGCATCATCGGCAGCAGGTAGGGGTTCTGTGCGCCGTAACCCGTGCCCGATGTGCCGCCGCTATTACCGTTGCCTGCGGCGCTGACAGGCATAGCCCCGCCGCCGAACTGCTGGTAAGGCGTGCCGGTTTGGCCGTTGCCGGTGGACCCGCCCTGTTGCCAGGCGGGTGTGGCTTGGTCTGTACGACCCAGAGCCGCATTCACCGCCGCACCCTGGTCGCCGAACATGGAGGTCGATTGCGCAGCGTTCAGCGCCCACGAAGGGTTGGAGGCGGTGCCGTAGTTGACTGGAGCCTGATAGGTGGACCCGTCATCAAAGGTCGTGAGGCCGGTCGCCGGGTCAAATGATTTGACTGCCATGTTTTCTCCTATCCGATGAAGACCCAGGCGCCCGCCCGGTAGATGTAAAGCCCAGCTCCTGAGCCTGGGTTCCAGTTCGTGCCGTCCGCTTCAACAAGAAGGCCAGCGCGAGGCTTTGCGGGGGCGACGGATTGGGGCTGGAGCTGCACGGTGTCGGTCACGGTCCCGCGCGCGATGTTTTGTTGTTCGACCAATAAAAAACCCGGCAACTGGGCCGGGTCTGAGGGTGGTTGGCGGGGTATGTAGGGCACCTAGTAACCTCCCAACAATTTGTAGTTCACGCCATAGGAAACGATCTTTGGCACCTGATTGCCAACGGTGGTGAAGCGCACGCCCATGAAGCGGCCAGCCTTGGACTGAACGTTCACTTCGACCTTCCCAGACAGGTGCGTGTAGAGAGCCGGAGCGCTCCAGGTCACAGCGTCTTCGGACTGCATTGCAGAGCCGACTTGCACCTGAATCTGAGTCCCCGCAGGGGCGGTGACGCGCAACCGCACACCCAGAATCACCTTCACGCGGTCGGGCTCGTCCATCGTCCAACCTGTACGTTCTGCCACTCCGGTGAATGGTGTGCCGTTGAACGTGGCCGCAGAGTCCATTGCGGCGATCAGCGGGCCAGTCGTACACACCAGCAGGCGAGACTGATTGCGCGAAAACTCGTTTTCGTCCCATGCCGTAACGTCGTCGTCCCAAGCGTCGTTGTCGCTGTCCCATGTCTGGGTCGCGGAGTATTCAATCTGCCCTGTGGCACCGTAGGTCACGTTTGGCAGGTCGCGGACGGACCATGTGTCCTCCACCCAGTTCCACACGCAAGCCCGATCACATGCCGACGCCCCGAGAGAGGGGAAGCACACGAGAACCTCGTTGGTCGCCGGGTTCGTTGTCACGAAAGCCATGTCCCCATTGGTGCTGTCGATCTGCGAGAACAACCAGCGACGCAAGCGGGCGTTGATGATGGACTTAGGCCCCTGTCCTGCGTGCAGGATCACGTCACCAGGGGTCAGGACGACATGGCCCAAAGGGGTGTTTGCGATGCACCCGCGCGCCAATGCGCCAACATCACCTGGAAGACGCTGGAAGCGGAACACGCTACTGTCACCGCTGGGCACCATCGACCACATGGACTGCTGCTTGTAGATGATGTTCGCATCACCCAAAGTGAGTTGGTCCACCATCTCCGAAGGCTCTTCGGCCAGATCCAATTCGCCCGCGTTCTTGGTAGGGTCGTTCTGGTCCCAAGATGCCGGGACGGAGCCCGGAACAGCCAAGTCGGACCACTTGACCATGTGCGGGTACTGCACAGGGCTGGTCCCTACGCCCTTGGTAATCCCGAGAGCAACTGCTACGTTCTTGTAAGGCCGGATCGACCGCGCGCGGTAGCCGGTTTGCCAACCGGTGAGGGTCTGCAAAACCCCAGTGCCACCCCAATACCACGGCACATCGACGCCGTTGTTCATCAGAAGAACACCGTTCAGCACGCCACCGGTGTAGCGGTCCGTGGCAGCGCCTGTCGGGGCAGGTGTGGGGGTAATGTCCACGCGGCTGTTCCCGTCGTCCGCAAAGACCTTTGCAGTCCCGGCGTGAATCCAGTACCGTTTGCCACCCTGGTTGTATGACTGCAGCCAGTACGGAGTGACCGAGGGCGTGGTGTAGATCTGCTTGTGGCCTAGGATTTTCTCCATCGCGCCTTCGCGGAATCGCACATTCCGGACGTCCGAGAAAGCACTTACCGGCAATTCCTCCGGGGGTTGGTCGTAGATGACGCCGACCGATCCCAGCTTGGGGACTTGAACGATTGGCATCAGATGTGGTCCCCGCTAGGATCGAAGCGATCCAAAAGCTGTTCTGCCCACTTCGCGACGGACTTGCGCCAGCCGTCTGGCCCTTGGTTGTGGCGCTTCAATCGTGCAGTTACCGTGCCTTCTTTGGGGGCTTCCAGCAGGATCAGGGACAGCAGGAACACATTGGCCGCGAAGTCGATCAGCAGGCCGACACACACCACCGGATAGCCGAAGAACTTGCACCAGAACGACAGCCCAACGGTGTCGCGGGCACGTTTCAGGCTCATCACGGCCAAAAAAATGACCCAGAGGGTCCACAGCGAAAGAATGAAGCCCAGCGGCAGCAAAAGGATGTTCATAGCTGCGCCCTAAGTGCTGCGATCTGGGTATCGAGGGCTTTCAGGCCCGCATAGCCCTTGTTTTTGACAGCCAGTTGCGCCGGTGTGTAGCCGAGTGCTGCGCCACGTTCTTCGGCCTGGGCAATGAGGCTTTCACGCACCACGCGGGGCATGAGGTATTGACGCTCAAGGGCGTCGATTTGGGCTTGTGCCATTTCAGATGCGGTGAGGGGCGCCGACACAATCACCGGAGGCTGCAGGATGACCACACCGCCTTGTTCTGTCTCGACTAGATCAATCATCGCGTGCTCCGCAGGTCGTATGCGAGGGTTGCGTTTGCGCCAGATGCGTTAGTGGCTGGCGTGTACCAGACAACGAAAGTGCGCCGGAAGATCACCGGCAACGCATCAGGTAAAGCCACGGCAAAAGGACGCACAGAACCCACGCCAGGATCAGCGGAGCCAGGCGCGCCGATGAAGCAATGCGCTTCTGTGGTGGTGGCTGTAGATGTGGCGCTGTTGTAGATGGTGATGCCATCCACAATGATTTCCACCGTACCGCCACCGGTCGCAGCTTTCATGATCGCCAGGAAGGCAACAGAACCGCGCCCGGACAGGCTCAAAACCTGCGTTCGGACGCCAGCCGTAATCGATGCAATGGACACCTTCACCGAGTTGTTGGCGAACTGCGCGACGTTGTTGCTCAGGTTGTCTATAGGCCCTTTGACCGACAGCGCGGACGTCCGCACATAGCTTGCCGCGACGTAGTTGGTCGTGTCGTTTGCTGGGTCGGTGGTGCCTGAGCCGGTTGCGGCGGTGCGCTGATACACCTCGCCATCGAGCGGGCTCTTGCGGTAGTCCCATTGCGTGACTGTGGCGCCGCTGACCCACAGTTGAATGGAGCTTCCACCGCCCAGGAATTGCGAAGAAGTGCTCATGCTACAAACCCCCAGCCGTAGCCAGTACGGAATTCAAGAACAATCGGGAAATAAGGCGTGTCGATGGTCATGTCCTCTGCCAACCCACAGATTGATTGGCCGTTGCGCGCGATCACGTTGGTTTGCAACAGGTTGACCGCATACACCCCAACCACATCGCCATCGGATGGGCTGGCGGGCAGCGTGAGCGTCGTTGCGGCTACGTTCTGCAGGCGATACGCATTGCCAGCGACTGCGGTCTGCGAAGTGCCTGTGACCGATACGGGCTTGAGATATGGGAATCTCCAGGACGCAGCAGAGCCATCCGTGTAGACAAACTTCCCGGCATTTCCAGTCTGCCCAGGCAGAGCAGCTGCAAACGCAGTGGACGCGACGAACGCGGTAGAGGCTGCGTTGTTGGTCGCATCGCCAGCCGTTGCCGTTGGAACGGTGACCGTTGCGCCGGTGAAGTTGTGCGCCCCAGTCCATGTCTGCCCAGCAATCGCCCCTTTGCCGTTCAGTTGGGTCTGTATGGCCGATGACACACCGGACAGGGCCAGGATTTCGGCGGCGGTGACGGTGCCAATCGACGTTGCAGCAGGAAGAACGACAGTGCCGGTGAATGTCGGACTTGCCGTTGGTGCCTTGGCGTTGAGTTGGACCTGAACGTTAGACGTAACGCCGCTCAGGTAGTTGATTTCGACGTGGGTCGCAGTTACCGCCCCGGTGATGGCCGAAAAAGTGTTGAGCAGCGAGGACTTGATGTTGCGCAGGTGATTGTCGCCCTCGCTCTTTCGGTCCGGCAACGTGCCCAGCGGCCACAGCGGGTTCAGGTCGCTGATGTAGGTTACGGTTTCGAGTCCCATTAGATGAGCCTCCGTGCGTCTTGCATGATTCGGAGCTGCGCCCCGGAGTGTTTGTTGCCGTCGTCCTGTGCTTGGAGGCTGTTCATCACCGAGGCAAACCGGGACAGCTCGCGGGCTGTCATGTCGGGATCAACGGTGTAGTAGCCCACCTCGACCAACATGGCGGAGATGTAGACAGACGATGCGTTGTTGGTCAGCCAGTTGCTGTCCGTGTCGTTCACCAGGGCTGGGAACTTGGCGTAGTAGGTGATTTCCACGTCCTGCGAGAACGATGGGGAGAACACCAGCGAGTTGCCGCGCAGAGAGAAGAACGATGGAGAGCCCGAAGCAAGCTCCTGCTCGCCCATGTTTTCCAGCGGCTTGAAGTCCAGCGGCTTTTTGTACGTGGGAGAAATCACCACGCTGACGCGCTTCATTTCGAGGAAATCAGCGGGCAGGGTCGATGACGCAGGGTTAACCACGGTCATCATGGACGACAGCCGCAGTGGGGGAACGTCACCCTCCGAGGCCCCGGCGTAAATGCGCTGCTCCGCCAGCTCAAGGAAAGTCGGCATGAGCGCTTCAAGGTTGTCACGGTGCGCGTAAGCCGCTACCGCGTCCTTGATCTGCCGCCAGGTCATCGCCATGGTCAGAAGTCCTCAAGCGGCATGATGTTGACCTTGCCGACCGCAGTACCTTGGATGTGCGCAATGTGCGTATGACCGCCCACGGCCAGGATCACACTGTCTGCAGGCTGCACAAGCAGGCTGTTTGCTGTTGCCGCAACAGAAGCACTGCCCATCTGCACATAGCTTTCCGTCGTGGCAGCGATGCGCACGTAAAGAGGCTTGGTGCCTGCGGAGTTGACCGGGACAGGCACTGCAGCCGATGCAGCGGCGGTGGTGACGGTCGTGCCGTTCGCGGCGATGGTGATGACGTCTTCGCGTTTCATACTTTGCCCTTCCAAATGCGGAGGTCGGCGTAATCGGGGTCATTCAGAAATCGCCTGCGGACTTCTGGATCGGTCATCCACTGATGCAGCGTGATGCCTTTGACGTTGCAGTAGTGCTCGATGACCACTGGAGGAATGGAGGCCACTACGCGGGCATCTGGGCGCCCGGTGAAGCCTTCGTTGGACAAGGCCTTGTTCCTGTCCACAATCGCGCCCACGTTCTGCGCGCGAGTAATGACGAGCTTGTCGCCCTCTTCTTTGTAGAAGGTCTGTACGGTCATAGAAAAAGCCCCCCAAGGTTTCCCCTGGAGGGCTATTCAGTGGTTGGCGATTACTGGATATCGCGGGTGCAAGCCATGCCGCGTTCTTCACGGACTTCCAGCGCGTATTCGCTTTCGATCATGAAGTTGCGGGCAGAGCCGATGCGGGCCAGTTCCTGGTCTTCCATGTCACGCAGGACGGCCAGGGCGCACAGATCGGGGTCGATGTAGTACGCCTCGCGGGTGCGCTGCATCACGCGGTTTGGGACAATGTCCAAGTCACCGAAGTCGGTCTTGATCACGTCCCAAGCGGTGTTCAGCTGCTTGGTCTCACCCTTGTTGAACTTCGTACCGGCACCAGTGAAGGTGGCGGAGATGTTCTGCTTGATGGAGGGGTGCACCATCAGCATGGAGATGTTGCCGCCGTTGGTGTAGGCCGACAGGGCAGCAGCGCGCATCAGGGCCTCGGTGAAGGTCCGCAGCGTGCCGTCCGTGGGGGCGGTGTTGGTGCCGAAGTTGGGGTTTGCACCACCAGCACCGAACGAACCGCCAGTGACCAGCCAGCCACGCAGGCCGCGAGTCTGACGGGTTGCGCCAGTGGTCAGCGTGGGGTTTTCGATCAGCGCCAGCTCCATGTCCTTGCGCAGTTCCTTGCCCTGCTTGATGGTCTGGTAGCGAATTTCCGACTTGCGGCCCGCCTTCGACACACGCTCTTGCGTGTCGGAGATCGAAAACGTCTTGCGGCTGATCTGCGTCTGGTTGGACAGGCGCTGGGTCGGCGTGATGGCGTTGTAGGTAGCGTCCGCACCTTCTGCCACGGCGTTGTTGGCCGGGGTAGCCAGCACGTCGCGCTGCCATTCGTGAGTCACGGCGGTGGCCTTGACCTTGTCGATGGCAGAAATCAGCGGCGTATCGGTGGGGGCGGTGTTGTAGATGATATCGACCAGGTCTTCGCGGTTACCGATGGCCGCGTTGGTCAGGAATGCATTTGCTGGCATGGTGATTACTCCTGCGTTTGAGCGAGGAAGCGGGCTACGTCACGCATGGAGCGGCCCGACTTCATGAATTGCTGTTTGGCTTGCGCTGCTCTGTTGCTGCGCCCGCCGTCTTGGGTTGCTGTGCCTGGCTTCTGCGTCTTTGGGGGGACGTTTGCCAGCTTCTCGCGCACGGTTCCAGCGGCTTGCTGGCGTCCGTGGTACTTCTCCAGGTCGCGCAACATCAACAGGACGCGGTGGTCCGTGACGGTGCCCAGCTCCTGCCCGGTCATGCCGTACTTCTGGAGGACTCCAGACAGTCGCTGCGTAAGCTGTGCACGCTTTGCAGGGTCGGCAAACTCGGGGAGGGCCTTTGCGGCCTTTTCGTACTCAGCGGCCAGTTGCTGTTGCATCTGTTGCTGCGCCAGGGCTTGCTGGTGCGCGCTGAGTTGCTGACCGTGGCCCATCAACTGCTGAAACTGCTGCACCCGTTGGGCGTGCAATTCCCGCTCGATCAGATAGCGCTGCGGGTCAGTCTGCGCAATCTCCAATGAAGGCGGTTCACCAATCGACTGTTGGTAGAACTGGGCCAACACGGCTTGCGTCTGCTGGAGTTGCTGCGAGAGTTGCGCGGTCTGCTGATAAGCAGCGTGGACCTGCTGGCGCTCTGCGGCTACTTCTTGGGTTTTGCGGGTGTAGTCCGCGCGGAAGTCGCTTTCGAGCTTTTTGACCGCTTCCACAAGAGCCCGAGGCGTTCCCTTGGGAATCTCGATCTCTTTACCGTCAAGATTGACGATGGCGCGTTCTTCTGGCTCGTTTTGATCTTCTTCGTCGGTCGCTACTTCGTCCGATGCGTCATGGTCCGCTTCCGGCTCATCCGGCTCGGGATCAGGCTCTGGCGCATCGGTGGCTGGCGTTTCGCGCGCCTCACTCTGCTCCATGCTTGCGGCGCGTGCCGCCTTCTCTTCTGCTTTGGCTTCTGCTCGGGCCGCGTCTCGGCGGTCGAGTTCTGCCACTGCGTCAGAGACTGAATCAAACGTGCTCGGTGCCTCTACAGCACTGCTGTTTTCTTCACTCATTACTACCCCTGGGGTCGTCTCTCGACGATGCCCTTGCACCAATGAAAAAGCCGCCCGGAGGCGGCTCTATCGGCTGGGTGCGGTTCAGCCGGTAATCATGTGGCGCTTGCCGTCAGTGGTGACGACGCAATCCACATCGGCATGTGAGTGCACATGGCACCCCACACCCCAGAAACTCCACTCCTGGCCCTGGCCTTTTGTGTGAATCTGCGTCACGATCTGGCCGCGATTGCTCAGCGCTTCAGCCAGTTCAGCCAACCGGGAGAACTCGACGACGCTATGGCTTCTTTGGTCAGCAGCTTCCCGCTGTCCACCATCGCCTCCACGTAGGTCTTGAACTTCTCCGCTGCGTGCACCATCAGGTACAGCTTTTCGCGACCTTCCGCGTCGCGGGCTGGGGATTGCTCCCACGCTTTCATCAGGTCCGTTTTCCATGCGTCTAGTGCCTCTGCGAGTACCGGGTTGTCCTTCAACGCTTGAGCGTGTGCGGCCCGGTGGATTTGTTCAAGGTCGGTCATTGGTCATGCCCTGTTGCGCCCTGCCCTGCTGGTTGATCAGCGCGACTTCGATCTTGGTGCGGTTGTCGGCGTCAGTCTTGTAACGGTCCAGTTCCAACTGTTGCGCGGCTAACTGGGCTTCGTACTGCGCCTTCATCAGCTCGCGCTCTGCGTCGCGTTGGTCGTTCGCCGCCTGCAGTTCCAACTGCATTTGCGTCTCGCGCTGCTTGGCCTGGGCCTGCAGGGATTCGCGCTGCATGGTCAACTGAGACTCGGCCTGGAACTTCTGCGCGTCTGCCTGCAGTTCCATCTGCTTGATCATCACTTGCGGAGGCGGTGGCGGCTCTTTTGGTGGCTGAGCATCGGGGAAATACTGCTCTGGCGTGGTAATCCCGGCACCTTCTGCAAACTTCCGTGCAGCCAGGATCGCGGCTTGAGGCGGAATAGCCCCACCTTGCACCAGCGGGCCTTGCATCTGGAAGATCTGCGACATGACAGCGCTGAGCTTGTCTTTCGACCCAGTCCCCAGACCAACATTGATGTGAATGTGATACCCATCTACCCATTCGCGGGGGTCGATGGTCATCCACTGCTTGAACAATTCGACCTGTTCGGCCTTGTTCTGGTAGCGGCAGACGCACTTCATCATCTTTTCAAACAACTGGCGCACGGACTCAGCAGCAACGCGGGCCATCAGCTCCATGCGCTGGTCGGCCTTCTCGGTGATCAGCGAAACACCCGTTGCCGTGGGGTTCAGCGCATCAGGTGAGAGGCCTTGCGAGTAGCGCGTGAAGCCGGTGCGCTGTTCGCGCCACTGCTCGCCCCACTCCACGAACTGCCAGGCGCTCTGATCGAGGCCGCCTTGAGGGATGGGCTGGAGCGCGCCGATGCTCTTCATGCGAACGACCCCGCCCGGGCGGTTGTTCAACAAGTCATCGAGGTTGACTTGTCCCTCGACAATCCCGGTCCGCTGGTTGACCGACAGATACACGTTGTCTGCCACCGCTCGCATGAGCGATGTGCGCAAACGTTGAGGCTGCAAGGCTTGGTCCGCTGGGCATTCACCGAAGAACACATGCGGCATCGGGTTGGGGCAGAAGAAGACAAAAGGATGGTCATCGACCTTCTCATCCTCTTTGATCGTCTGCCCAATCATGAACACCCGGCGCCATTCAGGGATGCCGTCGTTGTCCTGATCCAGTTTGATGTAGCACTCGGAGCACAGATAGCGCTCCAGCTCGCCGTCCGACTGATCGAAGAACCACGGCGTCTGTGTGGCTGCGCGTTCGATCTGCTCCATGTGCCAGCCATCCTCGGCGGCGACATTGGCAAGGTCGTAGCCATCGGCTTCAAGCTCTGCGCGGGTCTTGTAGAACTGGTGCGCAATGAAGGTCAGCGGCTCGCCGTAACGCGAACGAGGATGCACGCGCATTTCCTCGGGCGGGCAACCCATCACGCGGCAGCGGCCCTTTTTCTCCACGCGCTTGACGGTGATATCCCACACCTCCAGCGGCTGGCCTTCCACCATGATCTCGCGCGATTCCTGGCTGACAGGCTCTACATCAGAGTCTTTCAGCAGTTCCTCGACCTGTTCTGGCAACAGGCCCTGGTAGCTTTCCTCGACGTCTTCTTCGTACTCTTCCCAGAAGACTTTGCCAAAGCCGACCTTCTGAATCAGCCCATCCAAGAACCACTGATGCAGGAAGTTGAACCCGCGATTGCGCTTCCAAAAAAGGAGCTTGAGGTATTCCCCGGCGATCTTGGCGTCCTGCACGTACTCAGGGCTCGATGGCTCGCACTCCATGGCGTCTTGCGACTGCACAAACGGGCGCAGGAGCGATGGGAGCATCCAGTTCACTGTGTCGGCAACGTCAGACGAAACGATGCTGGAGCGGTCTGGAATGTCAGGCGCTGCAAGTTCGCCCGTTGCTTCGGCCTTGTAGTACTGGAGATTGCGCAGACGGATGCGGCTAATCTCCGTTCCGGGCGCACCCAGTGACTGCCGCAGCTCCTTTTCCAGGATGGCGGTGAGTTCGCTCTTCGAATATTTCATATGTGGGTCGCTTCTCAGCGATGCCTATGGGTTATGCGTAGCTCAGCTTTTGATAGCGGATAGCTCCGCCCCATTCGTCGTTGCTCAACTGGTCAGCCACCAAAGCCAAATAGCGGAATGCGTCAGCGCCGTGGCTGTATGCGTCGTGCAGCGGCTGGCCTGGCTCTCTGGTCTGCTGGTTGATGTGTCGGCGGTAGCGCTTCAAGCACTCCACCAAGCGACCTGTTTTGTCTTTGTCAAAGTAGATGCGCGGGAACACCTCGCGCGCCGCCTTGATACCGGACTCAATGTCCATCCGTGGGATGCCAGGGTTCTGCGTATCACCCGGCACTGTCAGGCCCATCGCGGCCAGGATTTCCTGCGCGCTTTTGCCGGTCTTGAAATCCTTTGTGTACCCATCGTGCGGCAGGTACTGATTGCCCCAATTGAGGCCCTTCGCCTTCAAGTCCTGGGCGTAGTCGCTCAGCGTGCGGTGCGAGTCCTCTATGTAGTCAATCACCCGTATCTCAGACGCCGACCGCTGAACAAGGATGATCGACATGCTGTCGTTCCATCCCAAGTCCCACACACCATGCACTTTCAGCAGCGGGTCGTATGGCACCTCACGAATGCGGCCCTTGCTCTCAGCTCCGGCCACTTCATCGAAGTAGATAGCGCCCTCAACCGCTGGCATACAGCGGCCTTCCCAGATGTGCCCGTATTCCTCGGGCTTCATCGTGTTTTCTGCGTGGACGCGCTCAGCCTCCAGCACATCCGGGAACCACGGGTTGTCCGTGTAGTTCATCAGGATTGAGATGCAGTCAGGTGGAGGGCTCTTGACAAACCGCACATAGGTTTCATCGGTGTCCAACTGCGGGTTGAACGTCACCCAAATCTCTGACCCTGGCTTGCGGATCGTGGGAAGCAGGACATTCCACGACGTCTTGCTTACTGCGTGGGCTTCTTCCACCCACACCCTATCCACGCCCTCATAGGACTTGATCGAGTCCACCGTGTGGCTCTGCAGGCCTGCGAAGGTGAACTCTGTCCCGTTCTTACCGCGGATGACCGTTTGCTGCACCTCGTAGAAGCGGGACAGGCCCATGGCTTCTATCTGGTCGCTCAGCAGCTTGTGAACCGAATCAGCAAGCGACTTCTGCACCTCGCGGGTACACAGCACGCGCAGGGGCTTTTGCGCACCCTCCAGCAGCAGCGCCCTAGCGAACCCCCACGACTTCCCCGAACCGCGCCCACCGTAGGCGCACTTGTATCGGGCTGGCTTGAACAGAAAAGCCAGCTTGTCCGGGAACTCGACGTTCATGGCTTGACGAAGCGCACCTCAATCGAGCCGTTCACATTGGCATTCACATCTGCCTCGACCTGCACCGGCATCACCTTGCCAATCAATCCAAGGAAGGCCGACTTGCTGCGCGGGTCGTGGGCGCAGTCAACCAGGTACTCCACCCCGCCAGCCTGATCCAAGGCTTTGGCGATCATTTCGCGGATCAACCCGGTGTTCTTGTTCGGGATGCCTTTACGGCTACCACCCTTGGGTTGCGGTCGCTTGGCAGTTTTCGGCAGTTTGCCGGTGTTTTCTGTGTCCATTGCTCGGATTCCTTACGGCTCGTCCGAAGTGAAGTTGAATGCGCCCATCGGTCTGGCACATGCCTGGGCGTTGCCGTTCGCGCCTCCCCCTGTCGTATGGGCATACGAGAAAGAACCGACTGATTTACCCGTCAGCCGCCACGCAGGGTTCGCGGTGTTCTCGGGTCCGATAGGTGCGGGGCTCGAAGCCGTGGCGCTAGATCGCCGGAATGGTTGTTGGATCGGCCCCGCAAACGAAAAACCCCGCTAGGCGCGAACCTGCGGGGCTGTGTATGTGACTGCTGACTATCTCTGGTACGTCGTTTCCAAAATACCTTTGAGCAGGTAATCGGCGCGCTCTTTGATGTAAGGGCTGTCATCCTTGTCCATCTCAGCGCCTATTGCTTCCCTGAAAGCATCGCGGCCAGCTTCGGTGCTCAGGTCATGCTTTGCAGCAGCCTTGAGAGCTAGTCCGATGGCTAGGCCGTAACAATATGCTTCGTGTTTGTCCATATTTTGGAGGCACCTAACCCGGCGCAAACCGGGTCGTTCTATGCCATTGCCAACGAATATGCGCACGTTAACACAAATATTTGCGCGCAACAAGGGGTTTTTTTACAGCATGTTCTTGAGCATCGTTCGGCCTGCATCAACCAAGTCGGCCAACCCCTGCTTGCTGACTGCCAGCTTCTTCGCCATCCCTATAGGGTTTGAGCGGTCCACATAGCTCCAGCGGATGGCGTCCCGGTGCTTTTCCGGCAGAGCTGCCACGGCTTTCTCCATCTTCATGGCATCCAAAGTATTTACTTGGTTGCGGATGACCGGAGATTCCCATTGGCGAGCCTTACTCTGGTACATCCGGAACATGGGTTGCGTGTGCCAGCCATGAGCGCGCGGGCGGACCCATGCGGCCCAGTTTTCCAGCAACTCATGGATCGCCTGGTGATGGTCTGGGACGCGGTTGTAATCAACGATGGTCTCTTGTACGCGCATCAGCATGCTCTCCCTTTCAATTCATCCAAATCGAATGCAGCTCTGGCCTCTTGCGGATAGCCCGCTGCACGGTGGTTTCGCCGGGTAGTTCCTTCTCCTGATTCGGCATGTAGTGCATGACACCGCCGATGGAGATGGAGACCACATGGCCTGTCTCCATCAGGTGAACCAGGGCCTTGTGGACGTTCATGTAGGTGAGCTTGGTCTTGAATACCAAGTCCTGGCGGGTCATGGGACCGTCTTGGAGGGCTTGGATGACCTTTTCGAAGCTGGGTCTCATGCAGCCCCCAGTGCGAAGACGCTGTTTGCTCCTAACGGCTTTGTGCCTGCCTTCTTCGGTGCGAGTGGTGCAGCCCCTTGGCGCAACTGGAACGCATAAGCCTTGATCAGGCTGCAGTCTTCTGGTCGCGCCCAGACCTCCACCCGCTTAAGACCACGCGACTCCATACGCTTCCGCGTCGCCTCGACACTTTTTGCTGTACTCATTTCCACTTCCTCATACGGCGCAGGCGCTTACCCATGACCGCCTTAAAGCGGTATAGGTATTCCCTGCTGAACTTTTGAGACTTGGGCTGGTTGTCCAGCCACTCCACCCGGTCGGCTCCGATCTTTTCAACGAGCCTTGGGCGGTACTCTGCGATGTTCCCGGCCTTGAACTTGTTGCACTGGGCGCAGGACTTGTGGATGTTCCAAAGGTGGAACTGCAGCGAGGAACACCCACCGTGGGAGCGGTAGTGCGATCCGTGCCACTGGCCGTCATAGTTCGGGCCTACGTGGCAGGATATGCAGCCGTCGTTGCGGTCGCGGATGCGGGCGATCTCTTGGACGATCTCGCGGCAGTCGGCTTCCAGCTCGGAAACCTTCTTCAAGGCCTCCTTGCGACGATTGATCGACTCGCGCTCGGCCTTCTCCGCTGCCAGCCGGTCGGCGCGAGCCTTCTTCATGGCGCAGGACTGACGGCACACCACCTGCGTGCTGCTCCATGGCACGAACACCCGTTCGCACACGACGCAGCTTTTCGCCTTGGGGTTCTTGTAGGTCAGCATCACCACAAGTCCTCGCTGTAGAGTTCCTCGCCCTGGTAGTTCGCAGCCCCCTTGCGGCGGCGCGGCTGACCCTGCCCGCAATCTATGGTGTGTTGAAAGGCATCACGGCGGTTCAGGAACTCGCCTTTGTCGGTGATAAACCCTTGCGTCTCACACTCATATGTCCAATGCGGTCGGTCCTCGGGGTCATACAGGCCGGCGATCTGGCGCAGGATGTCGTGATGCCGACACGGCGCGGCCATGCTGATGACAGCTTTATTAATGCGAATTGCTGCTGCGACGATCATTGCCACCCCTCCGGCGCAGTGAAGCGCACACCGCGTTCAGCTCCAAAAGCCTCCATCAGCTCTTGCAGCTCGCACATTTCGGCCTTGGTCATCTTGGATGTGGACTGGCCGCAAACGACAAAGCCACCATCCAGTCCGGGCACGACTTTGGTGCGCTTGAGGGACGCGCTGAACACGTCTTTCCACTCTTCGGCGGTCAGCTTGTGGCCGTACCAATCCACCTGAGCGGATATGTCAGCCAGCATTGCCCACAGGCGGCGGTTCTGCGCATCGCTGCGCTTCTCGGGGCGGATTTCCAGAGTCAGGCGCTGGTCGCCTGCAACCAACCACCCTTTGGCATGTGCCCATGCGGTCATGATTGCCTTGTGGGCCTGTACGGGCTCGAACAGGGTTAGGGAGATGCGTTCAGCCATGGCGCCTCGCCTCCCGCGCGTCAATCTCTTCAATCGCACGCTGCAGATAGATGGCCTGGTCGAGGGCTTCTTGCTTAGCGTGCACAAGCCACTCCCGCAGGCTCAAGGGGTTTTCTGCAACGGTGGTGCCGTACTTGTTGATGCCCATTTGCTGGCGGGCGGCAATCTCGGTGCAGATGCGGGCCTCGGTGCCCTCGGGGAGAAAGACACCGATGGTCATTGCGCCTCCCTGACGTATTTCACGATGCGCGTAAATTTCCAAACCGACCTCGTGCGCCACTGATGCTGTCTAGCATCTGCGCGCGAAATTGATGCTGTGTAATCCAGAGGCTCCCACGCTTCGTCTCGCGAATCTCGCACCTCTACTAGCCACAAAATTCCGTTCTTCATGCCGCCTCCTTCTCAGTGCTTGGCACTGGGAGCCAGGACAGGGTTTCGTCTTGTGTCATGCGCGGCCTCCAAACTTGCTCCAGAAATCGCGGTAAAGCTGATCGCGGCTTGCACCCTGGCTGGCGGCGGATTCCTTGACCATGTTTTCGAGGCGCCGAACCGTGTCGGCCAACCAGAGCACATCCTTAGCCATCTGATCGCGGTTAGTTGTCATGCCGTCCAAATGTCGCTGGGCGGTTTCTTTCATTTGTTCCAAAGTTCGCATCACTTCACCCCTTCTTGTTGATCCAAACCACCCTTGCATCCGCAACCTCCGGTGCAACTGGCTGGTGCCTTCCACAGTTGTGCTGTGGTCCGTAAAAGACGTAGCGTGACCCCTTGAGGCAGATAGCCATTCGGTTCTTTGCCATCTGTCCTGATTGCTTGGGGGACCAGTGGAGACATGTTGAGCAGGTCATTCATGCTGTCTCCCGATGCGGCCAGTTGCGGAAGTACATAAGCGGATCGTTCGGGTCGCCCTTGAATTGCTTGGAGTCACGGTCGAACCACAGCCGAATCGTGGGCTCGTCCTCGCCGTTGCGCTGCTTGCGGCACAGGATCGCGGCGTCGTGTTCGTCCTTGCGGGTCGATGTGCGGCCCTTGGCCTTCACGTCGTCCTCTTTGCCCTTGTTGCGCCACACCAGCATCAGGTTATCCACCAGATCAGTGATGGCGCCGGAGCCCTTGGTGTCGTGCTTGTCGGGGATATCCGTTTCCTTGCTGGGCTTGCGCAGGTGGTGGATCAGGTGGACATGCACCATGTTGTCGCGGGCCAGCGCCGTCAGTTCGTCCACAAACGACTTCTGGCCGTTGTAGTCGTCCTCGCCCATTACGCACTTCATCAGACTGTCGATCACGATGTGTGTGACGCCCAGCTCCTTCGCGCAGTACCGGGCCATGCCCAGCACCTGATTCGCGCTCACAGTGCCCTGGCGGTCATAGACCCAAAGGCGGTTGTCGGTCCACTCTCCGAACTCCTTGTAAAGGTCGGTCAGGGCCTGCACACCTGCATCGCTCTGGTACGCCGGTCCGAACGGGTTGGTGCCCGCGTACATGCGGCACATCATCGCCAGCGTGGTGCCGGGTTTCATTTCGAACGACCCAACCACCACCTTTTCATCCTGGCCCATCAGGGACAAAACCACCTGCGAAACGATCTGCGTTTTGCCGTGGCCGTTCTGACCAGCCCACAAGGTCACCTCGCCAGGGCGGAATGCAAACAGCCCGTGGGTCTGCTCCCAAGGCAGCAGAACCTTTTTCGTGCGGTCCGGGTTCTGCAGTTTGAAGATCAGCTCGTCCATCCAGATGGATGCGGGCTTCACGTTGGCCTGCGCGTCGGTTTCGCGCTCGTAGGCTTCGAAGTCGATGTTGTCGTCAATGAAATGCATTCAGTTGCCTCTGCAGTCGTTTCAGGAGTTGTTCGTGCTCGTCGTTCAACCCGGCCACACCGTTGCGGCAGGCAATGCCGATTGAGCGGGGCTTGCCGGATTCAGCGGCGTGCACGGTTTGGAAAAACAAAGGGCCTTGGTCGCCCACTTCGACCACATCGACATGCAGGCCCACAACGGGGCGCCAGTCGATGGCCCGGGGATTGGCGGTCACCACGATCACATCGGGGGCCTCAGCAACCCATTCGGGGGGCTGGCCGACGTACACCCACACTGAGGGCGGCGTGATGCCACGGCGACGAACGTGAGCAAGTGCGGCGGTCATCAGTTCACGGCCCCCGCCCAGATGTCGCCAGCCGGTGCGGCTTTGCGGAAGGTCTGCGCCCGCTGGTTGCGAACCCAGTTGCGCCACGTCGCTTGCCAATCGGCCTTGCGCCCATCCTTGCCCGGTTTGGCAATCCAGAAATCGCGGAACGACTCGGCCACCGTCACCACGTCCACGTCAGGGCGTTCTTTCTCGGCCCAGGTTTTCCAGTCGCCAGGAAGGGTCCAGTCTTTCGGCAACGCCGTGCCGCGTGGCGACTTCGCAGAAGGAGCACCAATACTCTGTTCTGTATCTGTATCTGTATCTAGGCCGTTAGCCTTCGTTTCATGTAACGTTACATCGCAGTTACTGGCCTGTTCTTGCTTCTGTTTTTGTAGCGCACGATGCTTTGCCACACGCTCTTTGCTGGAATCGGAGGCAAACTGGCGCTTTTCCCAATTCAGCAAATTCCAGGCGGAATCAATGAAGCCCTTCTTGATGAACAGCGCCTTTGTTTCGGCAAGTTCTTCGTCGCTGATACGCAGTTGAAACGCGATCTCTTCGTCGTGTAACGTTACAAGGGCGTTACTGCAACGCAGGCACATCAACATCAGGTAACGACGCTGCATTGCTTCGCTCATCATCTGCACCTTGGCATCTGTGGCGAACTCGGAATACATGCGGAACCACTGGTTCGCCATAGTCAGACCCTGTACTTCTTTGCAAGCGCCTTCATGGCGGCTTCGTATTGCTCGGGGGTGGCCTTGGGGTGCCGCTTGATCCACGACGCCTTGGCTGCTTCGTAGGCTTTGTGGTTCATGCCGCCACCTTTTTGCTCAGCGGATTGCTCCGGTCATTGCGCGCGTGATTGAGAGCGACAAGGGCGGCGCGCTCTACGGGGTCTTGTGGTTTTACTGGGACGGCACCACGGCGGAAGTGCGGTGGTTGGTTCAGGGGCTTGCGGGGGTTCCAGAGGCTCATTGCTTGCCCCCATCGATCACAGCGAGGATCACGCCCCACTCTTGAACACCACAGCGGGCCAGCTCCAGGGCAACTTCAACTTGCGCCATGGAGTAGTTGGTTTTCTCGCTGTTGAACACGGCGGTCACGCCGTCAATGCGGACGTAGACTTTCATTGGAGGGCCTCACTTGTTTGCCGTACGATGCGAATCAAGTCCAGGCCGCCCTTGCGTCCGTCGTCATACTCACGACCATCCGCAGTGACGCATGAAGCTGGAGACAGGTTGAACGGATATGAAGTTGTGTCCTGCGACTTGATCAGGACGATTTCCCCGCTGCGAGTGCGCCACAGCTGGCCCACTTGAATGTTCTTAGCCATTTGCGCGCTCCTTCGCTTGAGCGATAAGGTCTCGCGCGGCGGCAATAGCCTCATCCTTGTTGTCGCTGATTCCTGCAATGACCACCATGAGATCGCGCATGGCATCCGCCATGGCTTGCAAAAGTTGTTCATTAGTCACGACACAACCCTCCCTGTGATCGATTCCAGATACCGCAGGCGCTCTTGCAGTTGGGTGCTTTTCTCACGCTCCAGACGCAGTGCGCGCTCGGTTTCGGTTTCGCGCTTGCGCAACGAATTGAGGTCATATCCGCGCGAATGGGCCAGCCAGAGGAAAGGCGCCTCATTGCCAGCGCGATCCATGAAAAGGTTCAGCCCATCCTGCGGAAAGTTGTGCTGCCCGGAATTCATGATCCGGGACCACTGCGCCTGATCCTTCACGACCCCGCCAGAGCCGATGAATTGCTTGTCATCGAGTCCGCTCAATGTTTGGCAAAGCTGCAAAGCCTTTGTCATCGTTGGCTGGCGCGCTATCAATTCCGTATCTACGGCCATCATTTCGGGCCGCGCGTTGAATTCGTATTGACTCATCGAAACATCTCCAAGCAATTCATTTGTCCCGTCATGTCTCGTTCAAACAGGCCAAAAAAAAGAGACTTGCCGCCATGAACAGCAAACAAGTCGCGGAAGAGAAAGCGCCCAGACCCGAGGGCCTGAGCAAAAGCCACTGCGAAATGGCACTGGAGGGATTGGGTTGCCATGGCTTAGGCCGCTTGGGTGGGCTTGGCTGGACGGGCAGTTGCAGCCTCAAGATCAAAGCCAACAAGCTCTTTGCGCTTCGCTACACGCAAGAACATCATTCGGGCATGTGGAATGCCGTCACGCTTCCAATCGCTGACGCTCGGCATGGTGAGACCGAACATGCGTGACACCTTTGCAGTGCCTCCGAGACGGTCAATGATTTGGGTCGCTGCTTCATTCATGAGCCATATATTAGCCCAGGCTAAGAATAAAAGCAAGCCCAAGCTAACGAATTAAAAGTTAGGCTAGGCTAATGACAACCTTGCAGAGCAGAATGGCGGAATGCTTCCCGCCGCCTCGGGAAAGAGGGTTGAACACAGACATTGCGCGCCTGTGCGGGGTAAAGGGCGCAAGTGTCACAAATTGGTTCAACAACCCCGAGAAGGTCAGTACGATCAGTCGCGCGAATGCAGAAAAACTTTGTGCGCACTACAAGCTTGACGTGTCACCAGCATGGCTCGCAGAGGGGGTTTTGCCGAAGTACGCCGCATCAAACGTATCTTTAGGCCCGGATCAAAAGGGTCGCTACCCGCTGATCTCGGAGGTGCAAGCCGGAATGTGGACTGAACTTTGCGACCAATTTCAACCAGGCGATGCAGAGGAATGGCTGCCGTCGACAAAGAACCTGGGGAAGTGCGGTTACATGCTGCGCGTCAATGGAAACTCAATGGAAGACCCAGGAGGTCGATTTAGTTTCCCGGATGGAATGGTTTTGCATGTCAATCCCGATCTAACGCCCACCCCCAATCAATTCGTGATTGTTCGCAGGGAGGCCACGCAGGAGGCTACGTTCAAGCGCTACGTTCTTCTTGACGGAGAGCCGTATCTTGAGGCGATCAACCCAAACTGGCCTGTAGACAAAAAGTTTCTCAAGCTCCAACCCGGCGATGCATGGTGCGGCGTTGTGGTGGATGCATCACTTGGCAATCTCCCATGAAAAAACTTCTTCCTCGCGCAAAAATTACGGTGACGTTCGCAGCGATTGCTGCGCTGGCTGGCTGCATGAACATGCCAACCCCGACCACCCAAATCACAGGGTCCTACGTGTCCCCGCTCAAGTACGAAAGCACAAGCTGCGATGCCTTGGTGGCGGAAATCTCGGCCCTAGCCAGGCGCGAAAACCAGCTGGTGGCCGCTCAAAACCAGCGGATCAAGACCAGCGAAACACAGGCGTTTTGGTACGGAGTGGGCCAAGGTGACGGCGTAGAGGCTGCCGAGCTGGCAAACGTGCGCGGGGAGCGCGAGGCTGTGACTACGGCTATGGACAAGAAGAAGTGCAAGGCTAGTTAGCCGCCTATACGAATTGCAGGTGAATTCGGGATACCCGGGGGGCCGGACAAGCAGCTATGCGACTAGCTGCACCCGGCCCCTCGGCGTCCCCGGCGTATGGCCTATACGCCGTCAGGGGGCCAATGAAATCTAGAGGATTCGCGGTCGCACGCGAAGGCCCTCAAACATTCCAGTAACCTCCAAAGCGAGGCCACCCGTAGAGGCGGCCAAGCACCGGTGCTGCGGTCGCGCAACATGGGGACTAACCATGAAGCTGCAAATCGCAGTCCAGGTTGGCAAGGTGAAGGTGACCATCTCGGCTCCGGTCGATGCAATCATCCTGATCCTTGCGCTCCTGGTGTAATGAACGCGGGCGGGACCAATCCTCCCGTCCGCCTTCATGCCCTGACTCTCCTAACCGCCCACCGAGGCGGTTTTTTGTTGCCCAATGGTACAGCCTAGGCTAACTTTTGCGAAATTTCTTAGCCCAGGCTATTGACAGTAACTTAGCTTAGGCTAATAATTCACCCATCGCAGCAAACAAAGCAGCGGTGACCGCTAGGACCCAGACGACCCAAGTCTGGCGAGTGCGAGGGGTGAGGACGCATTTGAGCCAAGGAGCATCGACTCCAAACGATCTGCAGTGGTCTGGAGACAGACAACACCGCCACGCGATGCGGCAAGCCCTTGGAGACAGGGGCAAAACCAGAGCGCATTGATGGTCAGTGCTCTCTGTTTTTCAACAAAGGAACACACATGCAACGCTCAGCACCATTTGCACGCGCCATGGCTATGGCAGCAGCAATCGCTGGAATCATGAGTAGCGCAGCCTCTGCCTCAGTGCAGCAGGCGCAAATCGCTGAACTCGGTCCTTATGTCTCTCGCGGCAAAGGTCAGGGGCACAGCAACCGCCGCGCACCAGGCGCCCACAAAGCTGCCCACCGTGCCGCGATGAAGCTGCGCCGCGTGAAGAAGCATAAGGCGCGCCGCAAGTAACCCCACCCCACCCCTACACCCCAGGGGCTGGATTGCTTTGATGGGCGGCGGCGTGGAAGCCGGTTCCTTTGATGCTGCGAGAGCAGTGGAGGACGAGACACGCAGTCGGCACTGTTCCGCGAATAAACGCGGGAGACAGCGGCGAAAAGTGGTCGATTTACAGCGAGGCGTTGAAGCTGGTTGCAAACGGCAGACAACGCGGCCACACGCAGGAGTAGCGCCCTGCCCGCCCTTCAAAGCATTTCACCCCCATTCACCAAATACAAGGAGAGCAGTATGGACCCGAAGTCAATGCCTGCGTTTCCGGCCTCCTATTACACGGACGACGGAGAATTTGCAAAAAGAGATGGCATGACCTTGCGCGATTACTTCGCGGCAAAGGTTATGCAATCAGCAATCACGGGCGCCGTTCTGCCAGGGCTTGCGGACGATCTGATGCCACAAGAAACGGTCATTGCTTTGCAGCAGGTATCAAAGGCCGCATACCGTGTTGCCGATGCCATGCTTGCGGCCCGCTAACCCCCTGCCCTCCTATAGACAGGGCAAGCCACCAACCAACGAGGAACGACACAAGTATGTACTACGAAGAAAAGTTCATCAATGGCGTGCTGCACTACCGCACGTCGCCGTCTGGAGAATGGCAATCTGACACGTCGGCGCGTTCATTGGCTGCCAATGTGTTGCTTGGTCTATCAGAGGAAAAGAGGCTTTCGGTGTTCAGACTCTTCTGTACACACTGCGGCGCAAATGATCCAACGTGCAAATGCTGGAACGACGAGTAAGCCACCTGGGCTTGATGCCCAAGGCCACCACATCACCCTGCTGTCCAAGCCAAGGCTCACGTTACACGCGGAACATCCAGCAGCGGGGTGTTGTGGTGGTGAAGCGAATGCTGAATCCGCTCCAGGGTAAGCGCCTGGACAGCCGCGAATATTCTGTAGGGCCGGAGCCACCAACCCCACACAACCCAAGCCGCCTAGTGCGGCTTTTTCTATTGGAGCAGAGCATGAGTACAGAAGCAAACCAAGCGCAGACGCTCAAGCTGGTCATGATGGGCGCCCTTGCAGAGGACGGCGACCTTGATGCGGCAAAGAGCGTGAAGGCGCAGATTGAACAACTGGTGGAAGCTGCCAACGCTGCATCCGATGGAGTGGGCGACGGCGCCTTGATGCTGGCGTATTGCGATTACATCGCACGGTCTGTTTGACAGGAGTAGAGCAATGCCGCTTGAATTTGTAAACCTGCTTGGCGAAAAGATCAGTGACGCGCAGATTCAGGCGCGCAAGGCAGAGGCCCATCAAGAGCAGGCCCGCCGCAAAAAGTCTGCGGACGACAAGAGTTTTCACAAAGGCTGGAGAGTCACCGGGATTCCTCCTGGCGCGCTGGAAGAGGCTCGCGCAGAGGCTCTGCGACTTGGACGCATTGAAGAGCAAAACGGGCGCGCAGCCAAAGAATTCAGCGAAATGAACTGGATTCAAAACCATCGCGGCAAAGCGGTGCGCAGCAAGCCATACGAAATCAAGGACAGTGCGGACGAATGCGCGGCTTTGGCAGAAAAGGCCGGATGGCTGCGCGTCCGGGTTGAAGAAATCAAGCGCGATACGCGCAAAGGAGTTGCAGGTGGCCTTTGAAACACTTATGCGCGACTGCGCAAACGAAGAAGACCGCCGATCAAAGCGCGACGAGCTGATGCAACGCGAAGAAGCGCGCCTTGCTGCGGTTGCCGTCTTTGAAGCGCGGCTTGGCAAGTACGACCGCCTGTTAGACGGCCTCAGTTATCGCGACCACGACGAGAAGGTGATTGCGGCTCTGATGGAAGCTTGCGCGGCTGGTGTGCCTTCGTGCATTGCAGTGGTGAAAGCGCTGGCAGACAAACATGGTTACCACACTGCGGAGATTGACGAATGAACCAACAACTTCACCCGAATTGGGGTACTGCCATCGTACTAAGCGCCGTTCTAGGCGCTTTTTGCTTTGTGAGCGATGCCGACTACCGCGAGGAATTCGGCCACGCTGATGAACTGAAAACAGTACAGCAGGAAGAGCAGGCCAGGGCAAGCCGCGAGTTTGCTGGGCAGGCAGTGTGCGGCCCCGGGGCGCAGGCGCAGTGGTTGTCTGACAAAGAACTGCAGTGCGTGCCAAAGCGCGGGCGGACGTATCAAGTAGCAGGAGGCCAGCCATGAGTGAATCAATCAAGCCGACGCCGGGGCCTTGGGTGGCTCAGGTCTTTGAGGGTGGTGGGTATGAAATCTGCGCTGACAAACAAGGGACTTATGGCGGAACGCTCACCGTCTGCAAGCGAAATGGACACAGCAATAGAGCGGATGAAATGCACGCCAACGCCCGCCTGATCGCAGAAGCCGGAACAGTCTTCCACACCACAAAGATGACACCCATGCAGCTTTTGGAGAGGGTGAAGGAGTTGGAGGGCGCACTACATGCCGCCGTAGATAGCGGCATGGTGCCAACATCCAGTGCATCCGATGGCGGAGCATCGAAATACAGCGCCCAGGTGCATGTAGCAGATCGCATCCGCGCCGCACTAGCCAAGTGCCAGGGAGAGCAGCATGGGTGAATATGCAAGGCTATACACGTTAGAGCGTTTTGGCGTTGATATCGGTGACGACGAAGAGCGGGCGCCAAAGCAAAAACCGCAGAAACCCGCAAAGCGCTTTGGCTGCTCATGCGGCAGAGCATTTGTGTCTCCAGAGTCTCGCACCCAGCATCAAAAAGCAACTGGGCATCAACCCACGAAAAGAGGGGAGCAGCCATGACCCGCCTTAAAGATTTCATCCAGCTCTGGCGCATCTACCGCCACTGCAACGGCCCTATCAAGGCTGCGCGTCTGGCTTGGGCTGTGGCGCGGGATTGAGGGATAACCAATGAATGCCTTACTGCACTACTGGGCCGCATACCGGCTCAGCCGAATCAACAACACCCGCATCGGCGCGCTCCGCGAGATGCTTTGCAAACCATTCTGACCATGACCATCAATATCCCAAACCTCGCAGGGGTCGCAACTGCTGACCTTGTTGAGCAAATAGGCACTGGCAAATTCAGCGCAAGCTACATCAACTGGTCGCGCACTATGGCGCTCCTGCGCGAGCATGCGCCAGGATGGCAGCCCGAGCTTGTCACCGCGCCGGATGGCTACGTTCTGCATCAGGCGCCGGTCGGGGCCTATTTGCTGATCCGCTTCCGCAATGGCGATGTGACCACGCCACCTGTTCCCCAGGCGGTGATGGATACGCGGAACGCGGCAATCCCAATTGACCGCATCACAGCGCGCGATATCACCGACACACACCGCCGTGGGGTGTGCATGGCCGCTGCGTTCACCTTTGGTTTGGCCTATGAGCTGTGGGCAAAACTTCCACTGGAGTCTGGCTACGCAGAGTCACCGACACCCGCTCCAAAACCTCCGGCACCAAAGGTCAGCCCAGTGCCGGACATTGAGCTGCCACCAGAAGAGCAAGCACATGTAGCCGCGATTGTCGATGGCATCGTGGCCGCATGGACCGAGGGCAAAGAGATGGAGGCAATCTCTGCGTACTACGAGATTGCCGACAACGACCACAAGATTGCCGCATGGAAGCTCATGGCGCCGCAAAGCAAACTGCGCGCTCTGCTCAAGGCAAACCAACCAACAGCGCAAACCGCGTAACCAACACCCGCCGGGAAGGCTGGCGGGAATTTTGAAAGGGCCATCATGGCATCAGTAAACAAGGTCATCATCGTCGGCAACTTGGGCCGCGATCCTGAAATGCGCACCTTCCCAAGTGGGGACCAAGTGGCAAACGTCACCATCGCCACCACGGACAAATGGAAGGACAAGCAGACCGGGGAAATGAAAGAGGCGACCGAGTGGCACCGCGTTGTGTTCAACGGGCGCTTGGCCGAGATCACCGGTCAGTACCTGCGCAAAGGCTCGCAGGTGTACGTGGAGGGCTCACTGCGCACCCGCAAGTGGACCGACCAGAGCGGCGTGGAGAAATACAGCACCGAAATCCGCGCCGACAGCCTGCAGATGCTGGGCGCCCGCCAGGATGCGGCTGCGCCTGCGCCTGCTGCACGCCCAGCACCGCCACCGCAACGGCAAGCCCCAGCGCCCGCGCCGCGTGGCTCCACCGGGTCCGGGTTTGACGACTTAGATTCAGAAATCCCTTTTTAGGAGCCGTCCATGCACTGCAAGCAATGTCAGACTGACAAGGACGTGACTGCTTTCTATGCCAGCAATAAGAATCGCTGCAAGGAGTGCATCAAGGAATCTGTCCGGGCCAACCGGCTGGACAAGATCGACTACTACCGCGCCTTTGATAGGGCTCGCGGCTCCCAGCCGCACCGCGTTGCAGCAAGAGCGGAATACGCAAAAACCCAAGCTGGGGCTGCAGCCCATGAGCGTGCGCGACGCAAGTACGCCAGGACTGACGCGGCCAAGGCTGCAAAGCGGGCGTACATCCAATCCGAGCACGGCAAGGCAAAACGTGCTGAAACGATGCGACGGCAGGCTGATAAGTTTCCTGATCGCCACCACGCACGCACAACGCTTGGCAACGCAGTGCGCGATAGGCGCGTGATCCCCTGGCCTTTCTGCGCCATCCCCGAATGCTGTGGCAAGCCCCAAGGGCATCACCCAGACTACAGCCGTCCGCTCGATGTTGTGTGGCTTTGCGACAAGCATCACAAAGAAGCGCATGCCCTTGTCAAGCAGGCCGCCTGACCCACCCAGCAACCCAACCCCCAAGCCCTCCCCAGTGAGGGCTTTTTCATTGGAACGAACATGACCAAGACCGCCGTATACAAGCCTATCAATCCTGCTGACCTGAGCATTTCAAACGACCCATACACAGGCCGCGAGCGCACGGACGAAGGCAAATATGCAGAGATTTTCCGCAAAGTGAAGCAGGGCCAGCGCATCGTCTGTCCAGAAGGCCGCGCCGGGGGAATTGCGCACGCTTACGCAAAGTGGCTCAAGAAGAACGTAGGGGCGAAGCAGCCGATTGTGCGCACCAAGGACCGATGCGATGACGGCAAAGGTGGAGTTTGGTGGCTTGGTGAAAAAGAGAACAAGCCTGCATCGACTGTCTGGGCGCCGCTGAAGAAAGCCGCGTAACCCCACCACACAGAGCCCGCAACACGCGGGCTTTTTCATTGGAGCAGACATGACCAATACAGACATGACCAATACAGACATGAGCAAGGAGCGCGAGGCGTACTCTTGCTGCAACACCTGGTTCGCATCGCTGCCAGAAGGCAGAAAAGCCGTGCTGCGGCATGACAAGTGGATGCTTGCGCACGCAGCATTTGAAGCTGGCCGCGCCTCCCTCTCAGCAAATGCAGGGGAGCCGCCTCGGGACGGATGGCTGCACGAAAACGGACTGCTGTACCGCCTGACAGACGAGCGCCACCCATGCAACCGCGACGAGATCAATGTGACCATGGCAGACGGCTCGCGGTCGGTTGAAGCACGCTCGCGCCGCGCGCTGGAGTTGCTGGACCGCATCCGCGCCGCCCCACCTACAGCACAAGCGGAAGGGTGGAGACCGATTGAGACTGCGCCGAAGGATGGCCTTGTTGACATCCTCAATGCCGGACGCCGCTATGCCGGTTGCCACTACGACCGGATTTGCGGCGAGTATCGGCACATCACCGCTTGCGGCGTGCTCATTCGGCTAAAAAGCGCAACCCACTGGATGCCCCTTCCTCCCCCTCCCACATCAGCCGAGGGGGTGGAGCATGGGTGAGCGGCCACGCATCCGTGCTTCATTCAGCGGCGGGCGATCCAGCGCACTCATGTGCGAGGTCTTGCAAGACGAGTATGGCGACACCCACGAAATCGTCTACACATTCTGCAATACGAGCTGGGAGCGACCGGAAACGCTTGATTTCGCCCATGCGGTAGATCGCCATCTGGGCCTCAACCTGGTTTGGTTGGAGGCGGTCGTGCACCCTGGACGAAAGTCCTGCACGCATCGTGTCGTTAGCTATGAAACAGCAAAGCGGAACGGTGAAGTGTTCGACGCCGTGGCTGCGAAGTATGGTTTGCCAAACCAGGTTTTCAAGTGGTGCACTCGCGAACTCAAGACCAACGTCATGAATTCGTATGCCCGTTCTATCGGCTGGTTACCTGGCACTTACGACACAGCCATAGGCATCCGCGCAGACGAACCCCGCCGCGTGCGCAGAGACGTAGCGGAGCGCGAGCGAATCATCTACCCCCTGGTGGACATCCGCTATGTGACCAAAGAGGATGTTCTCGATCACTTCGAGGGCCAGTCGTGGGATTTGAAGATTGAAGAGCACCAAGGCAACTGCATCGCTTGCTACAAGAAGTCCGACCGCAAGCTTTACACGCTGTACCGCGAAGACCCCGCAAACTTCGATTTCCCCGTCAGGCTGGATCAGCTCTATCGCAACGTAGGGCCCAACAACGTGCCCGGCCCGCGAAAGATGTATCGCGGCTATGAGTCGGCGCCCGATTTGGTTGCGCGCTTTGAGGCCGCAGGGCCGAGCTACCGACCACCAATCTACGAAGGCGGCTGCAGCGAAAGCTGCGAAGTCTACGAAACGGAGCAGATCGAACTGTTCCCTGCATGAAAGACCCATCATGACAAACCCCACCCCACCCGGGCAAGCGCCCGAAATCCAGCGCTACAAGATCGGCTACACATCTGACGAATGGGATATGCGCTCCAGCACACCAGGCGCCATCCGTGACGCTGCAGGGAAGTGGGTGCGCTACGAAGACCACGCCGCCGCAATTGCCACCCTACGCACCCAGCAGCCAGTGGCCCAGCAGGGCGCGGCGGATGGATTTTTCTTGCTGCTACCACAACGCCCGAAGCCGGAAGCGCCCGCTGGAACCACCGGTCTTGACTGGGACGCGTACAGCGGCGCTCAGATGCTCGCCTTCGGACGTGACTGCTCTGATGCAGCGATTGCCGCCCTCCGCACCCAGCAGCCAGCACCAGCAGGGGCGACCGACCTGTGGGCGGCTTTGGTGGAGCAATCACGCACAGCCATGGGCATCGACGATCCGGTGCTGATTGCGCGAGAAGACCTTGAGCGCATGCTGAGCGAATACCGCAAACACGCCACACCCCAGCCAGCACCAGCCACCCAGCAAGCGGGGGCTGACAACCACCCGTACGCTATTCAGTGGGATGCAGAGCTTGGCCGCACGGCAATGCGGTTCGTTGATCGGGCGGGCGATGTTCATCCCGACATTGACGACGCTGAAACAATCTGCACCGAGTTCCACGCGGCCATGAGCGCCGTCATTGAGCGGATGCCGCACGTTCAGCGCATGTCTGCACCCCAGCCCTCCCCCACGGCACAGGCGGCTGGCGACGAGGGCAAGGCGCTGGCAGCACTGCGCTACTACAAGCACGAGTGCAGCGGTGCAGAGCCGAGCATCAGCGTGTTTCATCGCATGGTGGACGAAGCGCTAGAGGTGGACGGCAAGGCACAGGCGGCAGAGAGCGTGCCAGCGGTGGACTACCCGCCGTTGCCGCAAGGATGGCCCGCGCGGTTCCGCTGCGATTCCTGCGATGGCAATGGTGAAGTCGGCGATCCGATCAGCATGGGCCACTTCCAGCCGCCTGAGCGCGCCCGCTGCCCTGATTGCGACGGACGAGGATGGGGCAGCGAAGGAGCCGCGTTCAGCACTGCCGACATGCGCGCCTACGTTGACGCCGACCGCGCAGCCCGCGCAGCCCGTGCCCCGGCAGAGAGCGTGGGGCGGGATGCTGAGCGGCTGGACTTCCTGATCGAACAGCGGGCCTACGTGGTGAGCGACCCCGACGCCTGTCCGGGGTACTGGCTGCATTTCATCCACAAAGAAACAGGCGGGTGCTGGGTACAGGGCGATGAGCACCCCACGCCCCGCGCCGCCATCGACGCAGCCATGGCCGCCAACGGAGGAAACAAGTGATGAGCGGTCCATGCGCTTGTATGGGCGCTGTCCACGGTGAGCCGTACTGCCCCTGTGAAATGGAGCGGCGCGGCCTGCCGCCCAGTGCATTGCGAGTCGCGGAAGAAGCCAAGTTCGCGGAATTCGTGCGCAGCGGTGGCCTCGATGACCTGCTGCGCGGTGCGGCCGCACGATCTTCAACGCTGCTCGCAAAAGGTCAGCCACCCAAGGAGCAAACCCAATGACTGAACCGACCGGATGGCACCCATCTGCGCTGATGCAGGACGACTGCAAGGCGTTGAGCAAATGGCTTGCAAAGCGGGCCTGCTGCATATGCTGGAAGAAGAAAGCCAAGGAGCAACCCATGACAACTGAACCGACAGATGCGGAGCTGTGGCAACTATGGATTCCCATGGCGGGGCGTTCAGGTGTGGCCGACCCTGTGGACTTCGCCCGCGCAGTCCTGCAGCGCTGGGGCCAGCCATCCGGGGCGGGTGAGGTGGTGGCGTGGGAATCAACGACGCTCGGGTACACAAAATACCTGACTCAATCCCGCTACGAAATGTTTTCGCCTGCCGCTCGCGCTTGGTACAAGCCGTATAAATGCTCAAACTGCGCCGCCCCACAGCCCACCCAGGCCGTGCCGCCTGCAGGGCGGGATGAGTCAGTCAATTCCTGCTGGTGCTTGACATGCAGACCGATGCGGCTCGAAGACCCGTTCAGCATCCGCATGGCCTTGTGCCCGACCTGCGGAAACAAGCGCTGCCCAAAAGCAAACGACCACCGGAACGAATGCACCGGCAGCAACGCACCAGGACAGCCAGGAAGCGCCTATTTTGGCGGCATCAAAGGAAAGGAGGCGGGGAATGCTGAGTGAGAAAGAGCTAGAAGCGCTTGCCGTCAATCACGAAGAGTTTGGGTTTGGGCAAGTTGACCCGGGCGGCCTGACGCTGCACGGATTCGGACCTGACGGGTTGCGCGCGTTTATCGCCATTGTGAGGCGGGATGCGCTGGAAGAAGCGGCGAAGGTGTGTGAAGGATTCAAACAAGGGAACAGCGCCACATACATAGACGACGACTGGGCCGATATGTGCGCAGCCGCCATCCGCGCCCTTAAGGAGACTATCCAATGAACTTCTTAAATCGCTTGTTCCGCGCTAAGACAGAGTATGTCTACGGAACGGCAGGGAAGATGCCAAAGCCTGCGCGAAGACACAGTTCTGGGCGCGTGGAGTGCGTACTCTGGAAAGCTGGCGAAAAAGGGCATACAAGCGACTACTGGTACCCGATCCATGAAGACTGGTGGCACACATTCAAGGAAGACCCGATGACCAAAAACGCGGAACTAATCAGGAGCTTGCGCCAAGTCTGTCTGCGCACAAAAGGCAAATCCATGGATGAGGTGTTGCAGGACTTCATTGGCACCATGGAAGAAGCAGCCGACGCCATGGAAGCCCAGGCGCGAGAAATTGAGGGGCTGCGCAAGGATGCAGATCGGTACGCTGTTGTGCGACGCGGCCAGCACTGGAGCGTTATTGACGGCATTGGCGACCCGCTGACCGGAGATGCACTGGATGCTGGGGTAGACGCTGTAATTGCCGCAAAAGGAGCAGTCAAATGAATGCAAACACGTTTCTCGCAGTGATCTGCTACATGTTCGTGGTGGCGGCGTTGTTGGGCTGGCTTTTCCTGGAACCGCCGTTTATTGCATTGCATTTAAAAATGCTAGGGCTATTTGCAGCCATCTTCGCACCGACTGTTTTTCTGATTTGGCGCACGGATAGGAATCGGGAAAAGCGCGACGCAGACAAAGGAGCATCCCATGGCTAGCCCAGGCTGCCCCACATGCCAGGGCTCCGGCTGGGTCTGCGAGCATCACCCTGACAGCCCATCAGCAGTAACCACCACCAACGGCTGCGCATGTGGCGCACCGGCTGAGAACTGCGATTGCAATCCAGATGGCAAGGCGGAGTTTGCCGTCGTGTATGCGTCTGTTGAACCTGTGAAGGAGAGCATTTCATGA